CAAGCCCTATTGCTCTGCTAAAGACTATGATCTGATAGTTGATTGGCTGGAGACTGGAAACGAAGAGATTAGAGAGGCAGCAGCAGAGGCAGCGTGGTCAGCAAGGGTAGCTGCATGGGCAGCAGCAAGGGCAGCAGCATGGACAGCAGCATGGACAGCAGCAAGGGTAGCAAGGGTAGCAGAGGCAGCATGGGCAGCATGGGCAGCAGAGTCAGCAGAGTCAGCAGCAAATGAAATGCTAGAAGAAATGATAGAGAACCATTTTAAAGAGAGGGATTGAAAAATGGATAATAAATCATTATTATTAAAAGAAAATCATTTTCAATTATTAAAAACTGACTTTTATCAACTTTCTATGGTAGTGGCTTATATTCTTTTAGATCAAGCTGATGAAATTGCTGGGTTTGAAGCTTTCTATAGAAAAGTAAATCCAAAAATAAATCCCAATGATGATTTTTATATTTTTGGTGGGAATTATAAAGTAAAAACTTTAATTAAAGATGTTAGAAAAGAGCTTGAAAATCCTAATTTATTGGAAATATTTTTAGATTTAGTAAAACCTAAATTCCCTAAAAATAGAGTAGCTGAGTATGAAAGAAGGATTAGAGAAAAATGGAATTATCTTAATAAAGATTTCGAAGTAATTTATTATCCTTTAGGAGCTATGTTAAGACCATTTGTTCCAGCTTTTCAATATAGAGGTCCTAAATGGATAGGCCAATTACTAGAAACTCCAATTCTTAATGCCATTAATGGTTCTACTGGATTAGCTACTAAATTTTATCTTGAACCCTATAATAAAAAACTCACGAATTTACAAAGTTTAGTTGATGGTAAAAGTTTTTCATCTAGTGTTTCTGATTTACTTCCTACATATAGAGATCATCTAGTAGAAAGAGCTAAAGAGTATAGAAATTCTACTAGTAAAATTCTTTTTGAAGCAGGATTTAGAAGAGCCGCAGGATATGAAGCAGCTCTAATGGCATCAACAGTAGCTATTAATGAAGGATGGAATGGGACTAGTAATACTTCTACTGCTTTTGATACAGTATTAGGATTAGATATTTTAGGTGGGACTATGGCTCATAGTTTTGTAATGGGACAAGAGTCAGAAATAGAAGCTTATAAATTATGGAATGATATTTGGCCTAATAGTACATTTCTTGTAGACACTTATAATGTTAAAGCAGCTATTAATATGTTAATATTAAATAATATTAAACCAACTGTTATTAGAATTGATAGTGAACCATTGGATGAATATGCTATAGCAGTAAGAAAACAATTAAATAAAGTAGGTTGGCAAGATGTTAAAATATTTATTAGTGGAGATCTTACACCAGAAAGGTTAAAAGATTTTGAAGAAAGGAATATTCCATTTGATATGTGTATGGCCGGTACTGCTTATGTTAATATATTTGGCTCAGAAACAATTAATGCTGGATTTGTTTATAAGCTAGTTGAAATTGAAAAAGAAGATGGAATTACATTATATCCTGAAAAGGCGTCATGTGGAAAGGGAAATCTACCAGGTCTTAAATTTATGAATTATAATCCAAATACTGAAGTAATACTTATTACTAATAAAAATAATTATTTTGGGTATTGGCAATTAACAGCTCACTCAAAAATAAAAGATGTAGTGTGGGAAATAAAATGAGGTATAATATAAAAATTAAATCACATGGAATAAGATGGATTAAGAATAACAAATATAGCCCAATGCCACATTGCCCAGAATGTAATTCTAGTGATATAGTATATAATATATCTAAAAAAAATAAATTATACACAGCACATTGTCAATGTAAAAATTGTAGATGTTTATTTACAATAACAAGAAGGGAAGAATAAAAATCTTGACTTTTAAAATAAACATATTATAATTAAACCTAAAATGGAGGAAATAGAATGAAAAAAATAGAGTTGTTAATTATTGATCCACAAAATGATTTTTGTGATCCATCTGGTAGTTTATTCGTTCCAGGTGCAGATGAAGATGCAAAAAGGCTAAGTAATTTTATTCGAAGAATGAAGGATAAAATTTATGATATTCATGTTACATTGGATAGTCATCATTTAGTAGATATTGCACATCCAATTTTTTGGAAAAATTCTGAAGGTAAAAATCCAGATCCATTTACAATTATTACTAGTAAAGAAATTCAAAATGGTACTTGGGGTCCAACTAATCCAGCTTTTAAAGAATATGTAAAATCATATATTGAATCTTTAGAAGCTAATGGTAGATATCCATTGTGTATTTGGCCTCCTCATTGTTTGATTGGAAGCTGGGGAAACAATGTAGTCGATCCTGTTTATAATGCAATTACTGAGTGGGAAAATGATTTTAATATGATCGATTATGTGACTAAAGGTAGTAATTATAAAACTGAACATTATAGTGCAGTTAAATCTGATGTTCCTGATCCTGAAGATCCTAGCACACATTTGAATGTTCCATTAATTCAAACATTGGAAGAAGCTGATATTATTGTTATTTCTGGACAGGCATTGTCACATTGTGTTGCAAATACTGTAACTGATATTGCAGATAATTTCGGCGAAGATAACATTAAGAAATTTGTATTACTTAAAGATACTTGTTCTAATGTTCCAGGATTCGAGAATTTAGGTGACTCATTTGTTAAAGATATGAGTGCTCGTGGAATGCAAGTTTCTACTAGTATAGAATTTTTAAAATAGGAGAATTGACAATGAATATATTAAAAGAATTATATGAATTAGGATTCATAATTACAAGTGGTATTAGTATAAGTTTAGTATTGTTATTTATTTTATATATTTCTATTAATAAAGCTATTGGATATATAAATGATAAAAAATATGATCATAATGAAAATAAAATAGTTAAATATTTGATAGAAAAACTAGATATATTATTTGATGATGATAATAATTATATAATCTTTATAATGTCTTTAATATTAATATGTTTATGTACTATAATATTAAACCTCATATGGCCTCTAACTATTACAATTCTTATAGTTTATGTAATCCTTAGATCTCTAAGATTTATGATTAGGATTAAGAAAAATCTATCAAAACTTGGTAAAATGGGACATAAACACTTAGATGAAGTAAATATTGAAAAATTTAAGGAGGATACATATACATGAAAGATATTATAATAGGAATTGCTATAATTATTGTTATATTGTTTAGTATATATTGCTCTTATTGGTTTTTCAAAACTATATCTTATACTTTATTTTATGAATCTATGGTTGAAGATACCATTAGAGATATGATTAAAAATGATTCGTTATGTAAACCTTAAAATATAAAAAAGATTGGAGATATAATAAAATGCCTAAAATGATGGATGATTTGCCTATAATTGGCGGAAGTTTTAATTTTTCAGCAGTAAGACCTGAAGAATTGTGCGCAACTGAATATACCCTAGTTACTATAGTTGTAGATATTAGTGGAAGTGTACATATATTTTCAGCTGAACTATTAGAAACTGTTAAAACTGCTATTAATTCATGTAAGAAAAGTCCTAGGGCTGAAAATTTACTTATTAGATTAGTAACATTCAACAAGGAAATTTATGAAGTACATGGATTCATTTTATTAAATGATATTAATGTTGATGATTATCAAGATCTAAATTGTTTTAATTTAACATCACTATATGATGCTACTTATGAATCTATTGGAGCAACTCTTAGTTATTCTAAAAATTTAATTAGTCAAGATTTTGATGTCAATGGTATAGTGTTTATTATTACAGATGGAATGGATGTTAGTTCTACTTATACTCCATCTGCAGTCAAAGACTTAATGGAATTAGCTATTAATGGAGAAGAGATTGAATCTTTGATTACAGTTTTAATCGGAATTAATGCTTCAAATTGCAGTAGTGAATTGAATAAATTTAAAAATGAAAGTAATTTGACACAATATGTTGATGTTGGAGAAGCTACTGATCAAAAGCTTGCTAAATTAGCAGCTTTTGTGAGCAAGAGCGTTAATTCACAAAGTCAGAGCCTGGGAACAGGTGGTCCTAGTCAACAATTAACTTTTTAGGAGATATGATATGAGTTCTCGTAAAATAGAAAATGTAGATACATTTTTAATCATCGGAGATAGCCATCATATTTGCGAGGATTATATCATATCTGGCATGTACCCGTCGCCTTATATTATATTAGGCGACGGGTGCTCTTCTTCTAAAAATACTGATGTAGGATCTAGAATATTAGTTCATTGTGTTAAAAATATATTAACAACATCATTAAGCTTTGATTCATTAATTAGTAAAGAGGATTTAGGCTATAAAGCTATAGATTTGGCTAGAGATATTATAAATAAATTTGATTTAAATCTGAATAGTTTAGATTCAACTATAATTGTTATGTTTGAGTTTAAAGGTAATATTTATACTTATTTTTATGGTGACGGTCATTTATTTTTAAGACATAAAGGTGGTAGTTTTACTAGTCATGCTTTTCAATATAAACATAATGCTCCTTATTATCTATCTTATAATTTAGATTTGAAAAGAATGACTGACTATCAATTATTAATGTCTGAAGAATACAATAAGTCCTTTACACATACAGTAATAGAAGGTTGTAATTCAAATGATTTCATAGAAAATAATTATTATGAAAATTATAATTCTTTAATGCCATTTATTATTAATATAGAAAAAAGTGATATAGAATATATAGGAATTGCTTCAGATGGAGTAGAATCTTTTTGTAAGAACGGTGATAAAAAAAATGCACATAGTATCCTTACAGAATTTGTAGCTTTTAAAAATGTTAAAGGTGAATTTGTAAAGCGGAGATGTAAAAAAGCTATTAAGAGTGAAATTAAAGATGGTTGGAAACATTACGATGATATTTCATTTGGTGCATTTGTAATTGGAGAAGATAAAAGATGTCAAGTAGAGAATATATAATTCAAGGTAAAGGTCCAATAAAACTATATGATCAAGATTATATTACTGAAGGTGGTGAAGGTAAAATTTATGGTAAAGGATCATTGATTTATAAGATCTATGATGATCTTAATAAAATGATACCTATTGAGAAGATTAAAGAGCTGCAGAAGTTAAATAGGGCTAATATTTTAGCTCCTATTGATATAGTTCTTAATAAAAATATGATACCTATAGGATTTACTATGGATCATATCAAGAATACTTTAGCATTATGTAAACTTTTTACTAATGATTTTAGAAATAGAAATAATATAACTCCCGAAATTGTATTAGAGTTAATTGAAAATATGCAAGAAACAATTCAATTCATTCATGAAAAACAGGCATTAATTGTTGATGGCAATGAATTGAATTACTTAGTTAATGATAAAGATTTTACTACTCCTTATTTTATAGATGTAAATTCTTATCAAACTCAAAACTTTCCAGCTACTGCTATTATGCCTTCTATTAGAGATTATAGTTCTAATAAATTTACTATAGGAAGTGATTGGTATTCATTTGCTATTATTTGCTGCCAATTATTTATTGGGATTCATCCATTTAAGGGAAAACATCCTAATTTTAAAAAGAATAGTTTAGTTGAAAGGATGACTAAAGGAATATCTATTTTCAATAAAGAAGTTAGTGTACCAGCATCTACTAGAGATTTTGCTTATATACCAACAAAATATAGAGAATGGTTTACAGAACTTTTCGAAAAGGGTAGAAGAATTCCACCTCCGACTATAGCAGGTATGATGGGAGCTATTCAAATAACTACTGAAATAGTTGAAAGTACTAACAATTTTATAATAAAATTACTTAAAGAATATAAGAATACAATAGTTAAAGTATATGATTATGCATCAATAAATAAAGTAATTTTAACTAGTAGTGAAATTTTTTTAGATAAGTTAAATTATCTTAAAATTAATGATCCTAATAATATAGAAATAGTATTTACTGAAAAATATTTAACCCCTATTGTAGCTACAATAGACAGTGATGAAAATTTAATTTTAAGAAAAGTAAAAGATGGAAAAAATTTAAATTCATTATTTAAAGCTAAAAAACTTATAGTTGTTGATAATAAATTATTTGTTTGGAGTGGGATAAAATTAATAGAAATTATACTTACTGAAATAGGTAATAATATTTTAATTTCACCTGGTAAAATATATGATACCATGACAAATTCTACTCAAATATTTAATGGTATGTTATATAGTAATTTGTTAGGCAAATCATATATAATGATTCCTAAATTAACAAATGGTTCAATATTTTTTACATTAATTTATATTAAGGAATTAGAAAAATATAAAATTATTGATGCTAAATTTGACAAAAACGTCTGTATTATGATAGGATATAAAGGTGGTAAATATGAAAGATTTACCATGATATTTGATTCTAATGATTTCAATAAATATACATGTAGAATTGATGATGTAGATTCTACGACTAGAGTAAATTTCATTACTTTAAAAAATAATATTGTTATTAATATTATAGATGATGGTGAAATAGAAATTTTTAAAAATCAAATTGGCCATAGTCAACTAAAATTAATAAAAGATCCTGCTATTTCTAAAGATATGATTTTATGTAATTCAGGATTAGAAGTACAATTCTATAAAAATAAATCTTTATATAGTTTAAAAATGAAATAGGAGATCGATTATGAGAGTAATTAAATTTAGAGTGTGGGATAAACATTTTAGTCATTATACTCAATGTTTTTTGAATGGGTTTTATATGCATTTTGATACTGGGCAAATATATAGTTCTGATAGTTTTAATATAACTGAAAGGTTTATACTACAACAATATATTGGTCTTAAAGATAAAAATGGTAAAGAAATATATGAAGGTGATATTCTTGTATATATAGAAAATGGAAATAAAGTTGAAGTATATTATGACCCTTATGCGTGTTCTTATTGTCCTAATTTTAATAGTTGGACTAGTGATAAAATTGAAGTAATTGGTAATATTTGTGAAACCCCCAAATTAATGAGTGTGAATAAAAAATGAATGTTATAGAAACTACCATTTCCAAAGACTATGTCAGTGATTGGGGATTAAATGAAGGCATTAGAGAAATAATGCAAAATGCTTTAGATGCTAATGACAAAGGATTTACTGGTAGACTGCATTATATTAAAGATAAAAAGAAATTAATAATTTATAATAGAGGAGTCATTTTAAATAAAGCATCTTTATTATTAGGTTCAACATCTAAAAATAATGATATTAATCAAAGAGGTAATTATGGCGAAGGATATAAAGTAGGATCATTAGCTTTATGTCGAATTAATAAACAAGTTACTATTTATAATGGTAATGAAACATGGATACCATATATTGATACTCATTTTGAAATCGATACTCCTGTTCTAAAATTTGATATTTTATCTGGAAATCCTTATGAAGGTAGATTAACTTTTGAAATTAAGAATATAAATCAAGAAGAATGGTTAGAATTAAAGAAACAATTTATACCTTTATGTAATTTAAAGGAAGATAGTTATCATAAAACTCCACAAGGTAAGGTGTTATTAGAGGATTCTTTTAAAGGTAAAATTTATAGTGGAGGAATATTTGTAAGTCATAATAAAGAATTAGATTTTGGATATGATTTTAAACCATCAGTATTGTCTTTGAATAGAGATCGAAATATGGTTGATTCATTTAATTTACAATGGAATACTTCTAAAATATGGGCATATATTTCTGCTAATATAGAAGGAAAATTATATGATGTAACAAGTATGCTCAAAGCTAATTGTCCTGATGTAAAATATATGGATCAATTTTCTGATTATACTATAACTGGAAAATTAGTTGAAAAGTTTTTTGAAGAAAATTCAAAAAAATCTTATCCAGTAACAACTAATGAAGAATCAGAAAAAGTTAGATCAATGGGATATAGACCAATTTATTCTAGTGTATCTTATTCTGATAATTTAAGAAAAAAGCTAGGTACAATCGAAGATTTAGAAAGAAAAATCGAATTAGACTGGAAATTATTTAAGAAAATTACAGCAATTGATGATGCTAATATACAATGGGTATTTAAGGTACTTCATAAGATAGATCATAATTTTAAATTTGAAATGAAAATAGTTAAATTTGCAGTCGATACTACTAATTCTGTACATGAAAAAGATAAGAAAAATTTAATTATTAATTGTTTATTATTAAAAGATAGATATAAAATTTTACGAGAAGCTATTAAATTTTATTCTAGTATAGAGAAAAAGTCATCCTCTAATATATGGATGCAATTATATAAAGATACTGTAGAAGGAATAGAAATTAAAGAAGAGGAGTAAAAAATGAAACAATATTTAGATTTATGTAAAAAGACAATAAATGAAGGAATTCGTAAAACAAATAGAACTGGAATTGATCATATTGGTTATACTGGTGATATGATGAAATTTGATTTATCAAAAGGATTTCCAGTTGTTACAACTAAGAAATTATTTTGGAAATCTGCTATAGCAGAAATGTTGGGATTTTTAAGAGGATATGATAATGCTGAAGATTTCAGAAAATTAGGTTGTAATGTTTGGAATGCGAATGCTAATGAGAATCAAACATGGCTAAATAATCCTAATAGAACAGGTGAAGATGATTTAGGAAGAATATACGGAGTTCAAGCAAGATATTGGGCATCTACTAATGGTTCATTGGATCAATTGAAGAACGTTTATTATGATCTCAAACAAGGTAAAGATAATAGAAGAGAAATTGTAACACATTGGAATCCAGGTGAATTAGATGATATGGCTTTGCCTCCTTGTCATATGTTTTATCAATTTGGAAGACATGGCAATAAATTAAATTTATCTATGTATCAAAGAAGTTGCGATGTTCCAATAGGAGTCCCTTTTAATATAACTGGATATGCGTGGTTATTATCAGTAATGGCTCAAATTACTGGACATAAAGTTGGAACATTTACACATTTCTTACATGATATACATATTTATGAAAATCAAATGGAATTAATGAAAGAGCAAATTTCTAGAAAGCCATTTGAACTACCTACTTTAAAAATAAATCCAGATATTAAAACTTTAGAAGATTTAGAAACTTGGGTAACTATAGATGACTTTGAGTTAGAGGGATATCAGCATCATGAACATATAAAATATCCATTTGCTGTGTAAAAATATAAATAATTAAAAAAAGGATAATTTTATTTTTTATGAATTCACTTAGAGCTCAAGAGTTAGAAGGTTCTTTGGTTAAAATAATTACACATGATGGATATGAAGTTATAGATACTATTAAATATGTTAATAATGGAGAAATTCAATTAGAATCATATAATCTATGGATGGAAGATAGTGATATTAAAAATATTATAAAAGTTAAAAATGATATTCTACCTTTAAAATATTTGAAATATTCTAGAATTGCTTTTATTCAAAGTAATTATTCTAATTAAATTGTTTACTTGACATTAAGTTTATGATATTATATAATTATAATATAAATTAAATAAAAAAGGAGATTGAAAATGAACAAATTAGCTTATGCGTCGATTTTTATTGCGGGGGTAGCTTTATTTTTCTTAACAGAAGACGATAATATATTTGCAGGGGTAATGTCAGGTATTATGTGGGCTGTGTCTATTATTGGATTAATAAAAGGAGATTGAAAATGGATAGATTTAAAAAGGCTAAAAAAGAAAGAGAAGATTTTAAGAATAAATTGGCTAAAGGTTATGATGTTGAAAACAATCCTAAATTGGAAAAATGTTTTAATCTAGCATGGGAATATGGACACTCATATGGTTTAAATGAAGTTGAATATCATTTTGATAATTTAGTTGAATTAATCAAATAAACAAAGGAGATTAAAAATGGTAAAAAATATTTTGATAATACAAATAATTGTATTATTGGTTGTTGGTATTGGTTGGGTAAAAAATATTATTAAATTAACAGAATGTGACTTTAAAGAACCTTATAAAGCTGAAATTATTCATACTGTCGGCATTTTACCTCCTGTTGGTATGATAACTGGTTGGATTGATGTAGGAAAATAAAATTATAGCTTTTAATATAAAATAAAAAGCCGACTAAAAATAGTCGGCTTTTCATTTTTTAAAACGATGTGGAAATAATTGTTTTTCCGTAATTATTATAAAAATCAATCCTTTCTTTTTACACCATTTTTTAGCTGATTCCCATTTAGCCTGATTTACAATCCAAGTAGCAGATTCATATAATAATGTTTTTTTACGCTTACCTTTTTTCCGTTCTGGAGGAATGGTTTCTTTCCATGGTTTCACCTCAACTATATATTTTGTTATTATCCCTTCTTTATCTTTCATAATTAAATAATAATCGGGGAAGTATCTAGCTATTCTTTTTTTTATAGGATGATAATAGTGAATAAAAATAGTTTCTGAACCCCAACTTATCACACTTGAATGTAAATCTGCCCATTTCGAAAATTTTTTTTCCCAGGATGATCTAAAATATATCGGATATGTCCCTTTATATTTTTCTGGATTAATAGGAGTATATTCTCCTTGATGAAATTTATTTTTATTTGCCATTTTTATTCTTTCTAGGTTTTGGCAATTTACGTGCACAGTCACAAATATTCATATTATATTTTTCATACCTTTTCTTTGAGTCTTTTACTCTTATTTTAAATTCTTTTCCACAATTATTATATTCACATTTAAGAATAATATATGGATTTTCTTTATTTTCTAACTCTAATCTTTTTATAGTTTTTAATTTATTCATTTGATTGTTAGCACAATAAGATTTTCTACATGTACATATATTGATTTTGTATTTTTCTAATCGTTTATTATATTTTGATGTTCTCATTGTAGTTTCATTTTTACAATTTTTAAATTCGCAAGTATATGTTATCCAAGGATCTATTTTATCTTTTTCTGCTAATTTCTTTTTATTAGTTAAAGATAAAGATTCTTTTTGTTTTTTGTTCCTCTCTTTAAATTCCAATTTACCTTTTTCAGATTGTAAATATTTCTTAGTTGCTTCACTATAATTATTTCGCTGTTCATCTGTTCTTATTATTCCTCTTCTAGATTCATATAATATATCTTTCTCTTCTTCAGTATACTTTTTACCTTTAAGTGGTGATATTCGACCTCTAGCTTTATTAGGACCATATGGGCCACGTTTTACACCCTTTCTAGTTTTCCCACCTGATATGCCAATTTCTTTAGCTATTTTTTTACCTCTTTCTGTTTGATAAAATTTTAATAAGCTTTCTTTCATATTTTTAGTTCTATTATTATCGTGATAAATTTGTCTTTTTTTGTCTTCAGTTAAAATTATACCTCTTCCACCTTCCCCTCCCCATGTTAAATTAGTTAATGGACCCATATTCATATCTCGACGACCAATTACCCAAATTAATCTTATTTCTTCATCAAACGCTTCTTGTTCATTTAGATTTTCTTCACTTTTAATAATTATTGGTTCAAGATTAGTTTTAAATATTTTTTAATTTTATTCAATTTATAATTATTTTTATTACTTTTAATAGCTTCCTCTACATGATCATAATATCTATCTCCTTTACCCTTACCGACATAAAATGGCTCATAATCAAAACAATCTTTACCTCCATTATATGAATATTTTCCTGGCTTTCTAGAATCTAGATAAATATATGTATAGAATCGTTTATCTTCAATTAATAGAATTTCATTATTGATATCTGTCATGACTTATTTCCCTTTATAAATAATTGTGGATAGAGAGACAGCAGTGAATTAATTTCCCCACTGTTGGTTGGATGCATCATCATCCAACCTTATCTCTATTTTTAATTATTTATATAAACTAATTTCAACTTTTATAAATAATTAAAAATATTAAGGATATGAATGGCTTTTAGACAGACTTATAAAAAATTTGCAGCTGGTGGTTTTGCAACATTCAGTTATTCTCCAAAGCACTTAGATAAATTGACGGAATTTGACAGACGCCCATTAATTATTTTTATCAACTATGATACTGAAAAAAAATATATTAGTGCCCTGAACATCCACTGGATGACCGTATCACAAAGACGTAAACTTATCTCTATTATGAAAAAAGTTTTCAATATTGGTGATTTTCATGAATTTGGAGAGCCAATTAAGGGGTTTACATACGAATGGATTAAGAGAACGTATCCTCAAGCTTTGATCGCATATAGGAGATATTTTACTAATAGAATTAGAAATGTTTCATTTACTGATGCATGGCAATGGGATCCCGTAGCAGTAAATAAAGAAATTATAAAATCTGATACTCAAAGAATTATTGGGGTATCTCCTGAGCAAATTCAAAAATTAGCTATTAGAGCTATGAAAGCAAGAGCAAAAACTAAAGTAAAAAAATCTAGAGCTAAGGCAAAAAGTCGTAAAAGAAGAGTTAGACGATAAATAAAAATATATAAATAATTAAAAAGTATAAGGTATTAAATGAATTTTAGAGAAAAAATAGGATATTACTTATTAGGAGAAAGTCCTGAAAGTTTAAAGAAAACTTTTGATAAAACAGCGGAAAAAGAAGAAGAAATAGAATCAGTTGGATTTTCTAATTTTGAAACTTTTTCTATAAATTCATATTATACATCCATATATCAAATTGCTGCTGATAAAAGAAAATTAATTAATGATTATAGAGCTATGGCTATGTTTCCTGAAGTAGCAGATGCTTTAGATAAGATATGTGATGAAGCTATTGTAGTAGATGATAATAATGAAGTTTTATCTCTGCAAATAAATGATGAAAAATTATCTAAAAATCAAAATGTAATTAAAAATTTACAAAAAGAATTTGAATATATAATAGATAAAGTTTTAGATTTTAATACAAATGGATTTACTTATTTTAGAAAATTTTATATTGAAGCTGAATTATTTGCAGAGATGGTTATTAATCCTAAAAAACCTAAAGATGGTATTAAAAAGATAAATGTATTACCACCAGAAACTATGATAACTGAGCAAGATAAATTTGGTGAAAATACTAAATTTGTTCAAAAAATTATACCAGATTCAAGTACTCATCAAAATTATTTAAGTGTTATAAGAAATTCTTCTCAAGAAGAGGAAATTGAATTTAGTTCTGAGCAGATAGCATATGTTAATTCTGGATTATTTTGTTCAGAAAGAAATGTATATTTGTCATACTTAGAAAGAGCTAAAATAGCATATAGACAATTAAAATGGTTAGAAGATGCATTAATCGTACATAGATTAGTTAGAGCTCCTGAAAAATTAGCTTTCAATATTGATGTTGGTAATCTACCTAAAAATAAAGCTGAAGTATTTTTAAATGAAATTATACAAAAATACAAACAGAAAAAAGTTTATAACCCAAGCACAGGTGAGGTCGATGTTGGACGAAATGTTATAAGTATGATTGAAAATTTCTATTTTCCGAAGAGAGCAGATGGTTCAGGTACTACTGTAGATACTATAGGTGGAACTTCAAATTTTGCTGATTCTATAGATGATATAATGTTATTTGTTAAAAAATTATATAAAGCTCTAAAGGTACCTACAAAAAGATTAGATGAAGATAGTGGTAATGAATATTATCCTAGAGGTGCTGAAGGTACTGTAAATAGAGAAGAAATTGAATTTTCTAAATATGTGCAACGAGTAAGAGTTAGATTTTCTGATTTTGTATATCAGGTTTTTGTTAAACATTTAGAATTAATAGGTTTATGGAAACAATATAAATTAACTAAAGATCAAATAGTTATACAATTTAATGTTGAAAATGAATGGAGAGAATCTAAAAAGTTAGCTAACTTTAGAGAAAGATTAGAATTATTTGCTGAAGCTTTACAATATACTCCTGGTGAAGAAGAGCAAAAGAAAGTATATTCACTGGAGTATCTACAAAAGACTATTTTAAGAATGTCGGATGATGAAATACAAGAAATGAAAAAACAAATGGAAAAAGAAACCAAAGAATTAGAGCCAATTGAAGAACCAGAAGATGGAGGAGAAACTGGTGATGGTGAGAAAGCTCCTCCTGAAAAAGAAAAAGAACCTGAGGAAGAAAATGAAATTCTCCAAAGTTCATATAGTTTTGGACATAGTAAGTAAGAATGACTAAAAGTAAAAAATAAATTATATAAATAATTAAAATAGATAAAGGATTTTTTTAATAAATATGGACATATTAGAAAAGATAGATAATATATTAAACGAATATGGAGATGGTCATATTCATAAATATGGAAATGGTCAATTAACTGGTCCTCCTATTGTTACTAAAGAAGGTAGTCATTTTCATAGATTAGTTAACTTAGAAGAGACTGGGATTGAGCAATTTTCAGAAGAGCAAATGGGTCATTATCATAAAACTTCTCAAGGATTTACGGGAAGTAATATAACATATTAAAAGGATAATATAGAATGGATATTATAAAAAATAGACAAAATATTAAATGAAGCTAAAACAGATTATGATAAAGTTTTACCAGCTCTAAAAGATAAAGGAGTAAATGTTACAAAAAAAGAATGGATTGAGTGGGAAAATGGAGAAGATCCAGGTGAAAAGAAAGTAGCAAAAGAAATTAAAAAATGGTTAGGTTCTAAAGTTTATGATAAATATAATGAATGGGTTAAAGGTGGATCATTAATATTTGATAAAGTATTATTTGAATTGGGATTAGGACCTAAAAAAGTTAAAAGTGTAGATTTAAATAAAAATTAAAAGGAGAACTATATAAATGAGTACAACTAAAGAAGTAGTAGATTTCATAAATGATGGTAAATTTGCAGAGGCAAAAAGTGCACTGAGAGATATTGTTAAAGAAAAAATTATTGATAAAGTTGCTAATAAATCTGAAGAATTAGGATTTGTTTCTGAAACTAAAGATTATAAATCTAGCAATTCTAAAAAGAAGGCATTGAAAGAAGAAGATGACGATATGGATGACAAAGATTCTAATGATAAAGATGATAAGAAAGACAAGAATTCTGACGACGGTAAGGACGAAGAATAATTAATATGGATATATTAGACAAAATCAATAAACAGTTAAATATAAAAAAAGAAGTCATTGAAGAATCAGTATATCCTAATGATGTTGGTGAAGTTAGAAATACTGAAGTTTGGAGAAAAACAATATCAGTAGGTAAAGGCGAAATTATCATATTAGGAGCTTATACAAATTGGGGAGAAGGTATACTTTCTGGACCATTTCAAGTAAGTATTACTTCAAGCACTTCAGAAATAAAAGGCGGGAATACTACAGGAGCAATAGTATTTCATCAATCTAAAATTAAAACTGAAGAAGAGGCTATAAAAATTCTTAAGAAATTAGAAAAATCGGTTAAGGTAAAATAATATATGAATTATTTAAAACTTTTACGTGAAGATATTGATTGTCAAAATTTTGAATCAATTATAGAAGAAGCTACAACTGGTAAGAAAGATTATTATATTAAAGGTCCTATGATTGTTTCAGAAACAAAAAATAAAAATGGTAGAATATATGAAGCTTCAGTTATAGAAAGAGAAGTTAATAATATTCTAAAAAAGATTAATGAAAGAGGTAGGTTAGGTGGTGAATTAAATCATCCTCAAACTCCTGAAATTAATCCTGAAAGAATATCCCATTATATTACAGAATTAAATAGACAAGGTAATATATGGATAGGTAAAGCTAAAGTTGCATCTACTCCACTAGGTTCATTAATAAAGAACCTAATTGATGATGAATATAAAATTGGAATGTCAACTAGAGGATTAGGTAGTGTTAATGAAAAAGGCATAGTTGGTAGCAACTATAAGTTGGTTACAATTGATGCTGTTTCTGATCCATCTGGACCTGGGTGTTATATGGATAGCGTTGTTGAATCTCGTAGATTTGTTGTCGATGAAAGTACAGGAGGAATAAAAGAAGTAATAGAAAATGTATACGATGAATTAGAGGAAGATTTATCTAATTTACCTAAAAAAAGTGTATTTTTAGAGCATCATATGCAAAAAGCTATTTTAAAATTTTTAAAATCTTTAAAGTAAGATTTGAGGTTAGGTTTGATGTTCCACCATCAAACCAGCAATGGAAGTTAGATCACTGTTGTCTCTCAAAAATATTTATAAAGGAGTTAGAAGGATGAAAAATATATTTTATACTTATGTTTATTTAGATCCAAGGAAACCTGGAGATTTTATTTACAAAGAAGGATTAGAAATATATAACTTTTGTTATGAGCCGATTTATATAGGAAAAGGTTGTAGGGGTAGAAAAGAAGAACATTGGAAATGTATAATAGAAGGTAAAGTATTAGAAAAAATAACACCTTTTTATTCTAAATTGAAAAGTTTGTATAATAAAAATATTGAACCTATAAGATTTAAAATTTTACATAATGTAACAAAGATAGAAGCGTTTGCGGAAGAAATAAAATTAATTAGAATAATTGGTAGGAGAGATTTAAAAAGAGGCACATTATTGAATATGACAAATGGAGGTGAAGGGAATCAAGGCCAATTATTTTCAAAAGAAACAAGAGAAAAAATGAGCAACGCCAGGAAAGGTAAAAAACGCTCAGAAAAAACTAAAGAAAAAATTAGTAAATCTTTAATACTAAGAAATGAAACAAGATTAGGTCCTCATCCATTAAAAAATACAAAGTGCTCAGATGAACATAAAGAAAAAATTAGTATTGCTAAAACAGGAAACCCTCTTTCAAAAGAACATAAATTGAATATGATAAAAGCCATTACTGGTTTAAACAGAACAGATAAACAAAGAAAAGAACAGAGTGAAAGACAAAAAGAATTTGCTAAAACAGAAGAGGGGAAAGAATTTTATAGGGAGATTTCTGAAAAAAATAGAGGGCAAAAAAGAACTGAAGAGCAATGTAAAAATATAAGTGAAAGCCAAAAAGGTAAATTTGTATCAGATGAAACAAAAGCTAAATAAAGAGAGTCAGCTAAAAACAGACCTCCTCAATCTCAAGAAACAAGAGATAAAAGAAGAAATTCACTTACAGGAATAAAAAGATCACAGAACACATGTAAGAATATAAGTAAAGCGTTAATGGGGCATGAAATATCTCAAGAAAGTCGAAATAAAATAAGTATTACTTTAAAAATTCGTAATAGAAGAATTAAATTGTTAAATTGTTAAATTGTTTAGTAAATTTAATAAATCAAAAAATAGACCAAAAGTTAATATGTCAAGAATAGATAAATTGAATGAGTTGAAACAATTGTATTAGAAGATTAAAAAGTAAATTTTTTTAAATATAAATAATTAAAAATAAATTATATCACATTTAAAGAAGAAATGGCTAAAGCTATTAATAATTTCTTAAATGAGTTGAAAGGAGAATAAATTAGAATGGATATACTAGAAAAGATAGATAAGAAGCTAAATGAAGCAAAAATAGGTAGAGTTGGAATAAAGAATATATCTGAAAAAATAAATATAATATTAAACGAAAACACAAAAAAATTAGCAGTAATAAATAAAATATCTAGACTTTTGGAGAAATTTGAAAATTCTTTAATAGGTAATATTAATGGTTTGGAAATGAATACGAAAACATTATTAAATATTATCGATAATAAAAAAATAAATAAATTAATAAATGACATGAGTGATGATATTTTAGAAATTACAAAATTTTATATACAAAAAATTGATAAGGAATTATAAAAATAAATACACTATGTAAAAGATTACTAAAGTAAAAAATAGTTTATATAAATAATTAAAAATAATATTAAACATGAAAGGATTTTAAAATCTAAGGAGTAAAAATGAAGAATAAAACTAAAAAATTATTCAAATTAATTGAAGAAAATGAAGAAATAAAATTAACTGATGAATTCAAGACTCAGTTAGAAGAAACTTTCAATGCAATAGTGCAAGAAGAAAAAGATAAACATGAAATTGAATTAAAAGAAAAAGATGGTGAAAAAGCAACAATTCAAGAAAAATTAGATGAAGCTAATTCTACTATTGAAGCTAAAAATGAAGAAATCAAGAAAATTAAAGAAGTAACTCTTAAAACTGTGAAAGAAGAAGTGGAAGCACACAAATCTGAATTAGTTGATAAACTTGATAGTTTTCTTGAATCAGAATTAGAATCTTTGGTGCCTGAAGAAGTAGTAGAGGCTACTGCTAAAGTTGCTATTTATGAACCAATTGTAGAAGGTATTAGATCTACATTTAGTTCTAAAGGAGTAGAAGTTAATTCTGATGCTCATGAAGTTCTAAAAGAAGCAAAGAAAGAAATTGAAACTTTAAGAGAAGATGTTAATAAAGCAACATCTGAAAAGATTGCTCTTGAAAGTAAAGCTGAAGAATTATTAGCAAAATATGTTCTAAAAGAAAAATGTGAAGGTTTAACTGTAGAACAAATTGCTAAAGTTGAAAATATTTTCAAAGGTGATTCAGTTGAAACAATCGAAGAAAAATTTGATACAGTTAGAGATCTTGTAATTGAAAATAAAGAAGAAGATGATGGAGACGATAAGACACTAGTATTAGATGAAGGTGTAGCAGGAGAAACTCCATTAGTCGAAGAAGATGAAGACCCAAATAGTTTAGGGCAACACTTACTGTAAGATGGATTTTAATATGAATATATTAGATAAAATTAATAAGAAATTGAATAAGAAGGTAATTGAGGAAGTGAAATCTTCATTAGAAGATATGTCGGAATTTGTAATAGAAATATATAAACATGTTAAAAAGAAAGATGTTAATATTAAATTAGAAGATATAGTAAGAGATTATGCTAAATTAGCTAGAATAGATGGTAAAGCATTATTAAAGTTAGTACAGAAAAAATTGTAAAATAAAACATATAATTAAAATAAGTATAAAAAATAAAAAAGGAGTAAAAGAAAACAAAATAAAACAATGAATGATGGATTAATGACAGAACAATTGATTGATAAGTGGGAAAAGAAAAATTTCAAATTAAGTGAAATTGCTGATGACCACACAAGAGGAGTAACTGCTAGATTACTTGAAAATGAACACAATTGGATGATACAAAATGAATCAACTCTTTCTACTGATATTGCTCAGTATAAGAAGATTCTTATGCCATTAACTCGTAGAATCTTCCCAAATCTATTAGCTAATGAAATTGTTGGTGTACAGCCAATGAATGGCCCAGTTGGACAAGCATTTGCGATGAGATTTTATGCAGATACTACAAAAGGTAATTACACGAAAGGTGTTACTGAGCTTGGATATAATACGGTAGATAAAGATTATACTGGTTCAGTTCCAACAACAGCTTCTGAACGTTGGGGATCAGGTACTGATGTTAACTTATCAGATCCTGTGCAAACTGCAGAAATCCCAAGAGGTAAAATGCAAATTGCGCAAACAACAGTTGAAGCTGAAACTCGTATGATGGCTGCTGAATATAACATTCAAGCTGCTCAAGATATGAGAGCAATGCATGGTGAAGATCTTGAAGCTAGAATGGTTGAATTCTTACAATATGAGATTCAACAAGAAATTGATAGAGAGTTAGTTGATAGAATCAACGGGCTTGCTGATAATAATGCTTCTACTTATACTGTTTCTGCTGGAGACGGTCAATGGGAAGCAGAAAAATTCAGAAATCTTTACACTAAAATCGTAGATGAAGCTCAAGCAATTGCTACTGGTACTAGAGCAGGAGCAGGTAATATAATTATTTGTTCTTCAAAAGTAGTTACTGCGCTTGATAGTCTTGGCAACTTCATGATTCAACCTACTAATAGTGCTCAAATGTCTTTATCACCAGGAATTGCAAAAGTAGGAACGATAGAAAATAGATTTACCGTCTATAGAGATTCTTTCGCAGCAACTGACTACGCAACAATTGGCTATAAAGGACCTGGATTTGATCAAAGTGGTGTTATTTATCTGCCATATGTTCCACTGCAAATGGCTAGAACAGTAAGAGAAGATAACCCATTTATCCCGGTATTGGCTATGATGTCTCGTTACGGAGTAGTGGACAATCTGATCAACAGCACTGAATACTACAGAAAAGTCAATGTTAACTTTGGTGGTAGTACAATAGCTTAAGTTTAACATTAAAATTTAATTAATTAAGCCGATTAGATTAATTTCTAATCGGCTTCTTTTTTGTTAAAATCTTGACTTTCTATATTATATAATATTAAAATGATTAAAAATAATTATTTACTTGACATTAGATGTATAATATAATATAATTATAATAAATAATAAAAAGGAAATTGAAAAGGGAGGTAAGAAAATGAAAAGATTAAACATTAAAAAAGGCGATAAAGTAAGAATCTATGATGCACCATTTACACGAGAGAAATGAAGTTTTATGGGTGAGGCAACATTGATTAACTATGTCAGCTCAGAAGGCAGTTACAATGGAGAAATCTTTGAGCTTTGGGAAGCCGATTTAAATGATGGTTATGGCCCCGAACTTTATAAGTTTGGTGAAAAGGATTGCTTTGAAGATTTAGAGGCTGAATAGGCACACGGAAAGGGGAAAGGTGATGGATGATTATCTAAAAACTATGAGAATAGAGACTGATTTGATAATAAATATAGCTTTAGAGTTAAAGTCAGTGGGGAGTGCTTTTTATGTAGTTGGAAATAGAGAGACGGGAGAATTGCTTGTCAATATGTCTAATGACCTCATGAATTCTCAAGAGAATATTAATAAGGCTGTAGGTGCCGAAATTAATAAATAATATAAAGAATCATTCCAAAGTGCAGTTAATACGGTTAAAGCTTGCTTGGCAGTAGACGATAAAACTTAATTAGGGGGGGCGTCATGATTATAAGAGTGTGCGTATGGTGCAAATTAATAATAGGGGTAAAAGGTGAGGCGGAAGAATTCCTTCCCGGATTGATGGCGGAGCAAACAGGTGTTACGCATGGTATTTGCAGGCATTGTGATGATTTTACAACTATAAAATATATGCTTTCCCGTGGACTGGTTAAGTTTGTCCCGGCCAATGCTGATATATTTAGTTTGGGCCAATGGGGAATAGAGGCGTTTAGTTTAAATAATTAGGGAGGGGATCATGGTGTTACCGGATGGTTCAAGTTTTGGAATAATTTCTATAAATAAAAAGAGCTTTTTAAAAAGGTGGTGGCATAAATTATTTCACTGTCCTACATTTTGGCGGCCGAAACCAGCGTTTACTTGTCCGGGATGCGGCAAAAAATATCGTTGTTATTGGGATGGTAACGATGTAACTGGAGTTGGTATTGATTTTTGTAATTCATGTGCCGCGGATCTTGAGGGGAGAAGTAATGAAGCTATCTGATTTTACAGTGCCGGAATTAAGGCAGATGCAAGAGGCTATTCGGGAGACAAGGGCAGGGTATAATGCATATAAAGATAACTTCGTGCCAGGACATGGCATTGGCCGATGTCCTCTATGTTTTGTTGCAAAGGAAATAAAAGAAAGACATGTTTGTTATGCTTGTCCTTGGGTTGTATTCGAAGGCGGTAATTGTGAAGATTTAAAATATTGGAGGGAAACAGCAGGGCAGCGCCGTAATCGTTTAGACCGTTGGCATAATTTAATAGAGGATGAAATAAGAGGGAGGGAAAATAATGAAAGAGATTAGAGAGAAGATAATTAAAATATTGGACTTATATCGAGAAAAAGAAGATGACGCTATTTTAAATGACAACGGTGAAGATTGGGGCATGAGAAGGCAGCCTATAAAATCCTTTCCCTATTACCTGACATATCGAAATTGATTGTTGAGGAAGAGTGTGGATGCAAGAATGGCTACCCTTCAGATTTTGTGAGCCGTGAAATGAATGAAAATGGCTATTGGAAACATTGTTGTAAGTGCCAAGGCACCGGAAAAGTCTCACGTCCGGCAACTTGGGATGATGTCGATATTGTTGAAATAGTGAGGGTATTTAATAGTGCATTGCCTTGCGAGGGTGGAATATTAAAAATTAAAAGGGGGGGGTGAGTAATGGATAGATTTTTAACATGGTTTTTATTTATATTATTCGGTACACCAGGGTTTGCATTGCTATGGATAATTCATGATGGTGATTGGAAGCTGCCTACTGCAATTCTACTTATATTGATTGCTAATAATATCAAGAATGAAAGGGGAGACTAAACCATGAATATTATTGAAGAGGACACTTTACCAAAACGTGAGGATTGTATACACCATGTAATCTGTAAGCATAACGATGGTTGTTGTCCTATGGAATGTGGGTATTTTAATCCCCCGGTGCAGGACAATAACATTGAAAGGGTGGAGGTAGATGTACATACTTGGACTGTTACATCAATGGGGCTTCTTATAGCTCCTGAAAGCCTGCAAGTTGAAAGTCTTAAAAAGCTTATAGGCAAATCAGGCAAACTAACCTTTGAATACAAGAAGGAGGGGAGGGATGAATGATCACCGGCAGAAAATATGCGATATAATAAGTGAAATGCTGGATAATCCAGATGAGTATGGGATATTCCCGACTACCATTGCTTACGATAAACTTGAAGAATATATTAAGTCTATTGAAAGAAAGACAAAAATAGAAAACAGGATTATGGAGCTGAGAGCGCAAGAATACATATGTCTGGTTCATATCTTGGGTAATTAAATAAAGAGAGGGAAGGATGAAGACAGAAAAAATAATAGCTGTTGGAATTTTATTATTTGGGTTTGGTTTTTTCTTGGGAATAGTGGCAACGCATTATTGGTATGAAAAAACTATAGTGGAGCATAATTGCGCTCAATACAACTCCCAGACAGGAGACTTCGAGTGGAAATAATTCTTGACTTAAATGGATGGAAAAAAGTTGAAGACGTGCCAAGATATTTACTTGACAGGGGCGTAATTGAAGTATCGATATTGCCTCCTCTTGATTTAAGCATAAATTCTAGAAAGGCTGTAAAAGTTCCAGAGGGGAAAATAGTTACATTTTACAGTACAGGAGAGAGAGAGTCAACGGTAGGCCAGTTTTTAAATTTGAGTGAAGGGAGCGTGAATAATGGAAGAGAGAGATGATAAATGTTTTGATCTTGCTCAAGAGGCTCTCAATAGAATGAGAAGAGCGCATGAAAGGGGAACTGGATGTCGTTTGACGGCAGAGATGATTAGGTCTCTGTACGTGACGTTTATTGGTCAAATGTGGAATCAAGATGATCCAAGAGAGGACTCAAAATGAATACATATAAAGGGAAAAGGGTGCCGGAAATGATCAAGGTAGGAGGATCACCGGTGGAAAGGCAGACTAATTTATGTAATATGGTATGGGAAATACATCATTGCGATTCACAATGTTATGACTGTATATTTGATGCCAAACATCTGGAAACCTTTGAACAATGGGAGAAAGACAATAGTAAGCCAACAATAGAAGTTAATGGAAATTAAAGATTTAAAAAAAGGTCAATTATTTTATTCAAATCAGAGAATATCATATGATTATAGATATTCTAAAAATAATCTTTATATTTTAGATAAAATTGTTAAGAAAGGTAGAGGATATCAAATTCATATAATAATTGAAAATGTAAAATCTTCTATTTCCATTTTTAAAACTCCATTTATATTATTCAAAAATATGATTGTGAAAATTGTGATTACAATAAACAAGATGCTATAAATAAGCTAAAAGAAATAGGATTTGAAGAAATTAGAAAATCTGGAACCCATGAAAAAATGTTAATTTGGCGTAAATATAATTTTTTAGTATATAGAAAAGATGTTTATAATGCGATAGATATTTTATTATCAGTACTAGAAGAAAAAATGTGTAGTTGTCATTACTCTAAAAAAAGAATTGAAAAATGAAAGGTACTTTAAATAAATATTTCGAATATGATGTTGAATTGAATGAAGTATCCTTACATATAAATTTTGAAGTTACTGATTATTATATTGATAATGATGGCATTGGCCCCTTTGAATTTCAAGGACAAAGGGGAATTGATCGTGGGAGTAACTATCTTGAAAGTTATGAAATTGGAGATGTTGAAGTTTATTCAGATAGAAGAGTAAAATTTATTTTACCATCAATTGAAGTACAACATAAAATTAAAGCTATTTTATATAGTTTAGATTCTTTAACTAAAAAAATTGAAGAATATATTTTTGAATCTTTAGAAAATAATAATTTTTAAGAGGTATTTTTATGTATGTTATTCAAAGAATAAATGGTAATAAATTTGTTAGTTTGTCTGGAAGCCATGATGCATATACTAATGATTTACTAAAAGCTAAAATATTTATTTTTAAGAGCAATGCTGAAAAGGATTGTTGTGGTAATGAAAAAACGGTTGAAATATCAGAACTATTAAAAGATAATATGATATAAGGAGAGGAGTATATGTCTACATTAAAATTAGGATATATGGGATGTTATATAAATGATTATGGATTTAGTCATTTAATTGATATACCACCACAGGTAGCATTAGAGTGGGTTAAGACTAATTTTCCAAATACTAAATTAGATGCTTTAGGACACTTAGAAGCTAAAGATCTTACTATAGGTGGGAATTATGATACTGATATTCATAAAAATGGATGGTTAAATAAACTGTTTATTATAGTAGGATGTGATCACGAAAAGTGGTATGCTTTATATAATCATGGCGGAACTTTTTCTATTAGAACAAAAAATATAGAATATGAAGGAGATTAAAAATGAAAAAATTAATAGAAGCTATTAAAAAAACTGGTAAGATACAGAATAGAGAAAAGGAAAAATTATATGCTAAAATAAATGCAAAAAAATATATTACAATATTTTTTTAAAAGAGATGGAAGTCCTATGGATATTGTCCCTTTTAATGAAATTATTGAATTTGAATGGTATCCTTATCATAAATCTAAATCTAAAAATATTATAGTTCCAAATAATGTCAATGAAATTTGGTTATATGATAATAACCCTTATATTATAAATTACTTTATAGAATCTGATAGTATGTCTATGATTTCGTTAGATGAAACTATTTATAATCCAATTAAAACATTAAATGATTATGAAAAAATCATTCACAATCAAAATGGATGGAAAAGACTATGGCCAAAAGTTGAAAAAGATAATATGGAAAAAAAGTTTGATTCAATATATGAAGAAGTTTTTGAAATGCCTCTAGAAGGTCAATTTATAGTATTTTGGACCTATAATGATAAAATATGGGCGGATTCTTATAAATGGATAAATAATAATATATTTAGATACTGCAATAATATGGATGATTTTAAAATACAAATAGATACTCCTAATCCTATTGAATTCGAATTAAAAAATAATCCAATATATTTTATATTAAAGAATAAGGAAAAAGATGAAATATTATAACGGTACATGTTCTATTTATGGAGGGCCTGGCGTAGGTAGACCAATGGCTGCTTTTTCTTATTTTTCTACCCATTCAGATCCTAATGTATGTCAATATTATTTAGAAAAAGCTAAACAAAGAAAGAAAAATCAATTAAAACTGGTAAGGTGTAACTCCCTTACCAGTTTCTACTTTTGAATATCCTTGAATTTGTTTTATAATATCTACTCCAACATTCTTAGACCATTTTTGTAATAATAAAGATGTAATTTCTTCCATTTTTCCATTACCTATTTCTTGTCCATTTAATTTAGTAACAGGTAACATACAAAATGGTGTACCTGTCACAAATGCTTCATCAGCAGTTAAAACATCATATGGTTCTATATTTTTTTCTATACATTTAATTCCTAATTCTTCGCATAATTCAAAAATATACTCTCTAGAAATTCCTCTTAATATATTTCTACCTTCAGGAGTTATAACTTTACTATTTTTAACTATAAAAAAATTATTACCAGTTCCTTCAGCTACAAACCCATCTTCATCTAAAAGTAAAGCCCAATTATCATTGCCCTCTATTTTAGATATTTCAATATTAGCCATAAGATAATGCATCCGACTCCTATTCTTCACTTTAGGCTCTAATAATTTAGAAGGAATAGCTCTTTGAGAAGGTATAACAGCATTAATTCCTAAATCAAAAAGATGTCCCATTGAATTAACTGTCCATCTTAAAGGGAAATCTGCTATAATAACATTTGGTCCAGATGGGATATTTACATTACCATCATATATACCAAGTAGCCCTCTTGTCACATTTATTAAAATTCTATGTTCATCTTTATCGGGAATAAAGTCTAAATTAGAATTAATTGTTTCATCTATAGCTTCTAACATTTCTAATTTAGACATAGGAATTTCTAAATGGATATATTTAGCACTATTATAAAGTCTATCAATATGCTCTTCTAATTTAAATTGATTATGTGGATTACTAAATGATCTAGTCATTTCGAAGATACAGCTTCCGAACATTAAAGCTTCATCGAAAATTGATAATTTAGCGTCAGACTCATTAATAATATTACCATTCCACCAGACTTTTCTTTCTTGCATAAATCCTCCAATACTTCTTTTTTATAAAAATATTTATATAACATCATATTTTTAGTTTATTTTAAGACAATATATGGTATAATCATAAAGTAAAAAATAATTTAATTAAATTATTTTATTTACTTGACATTTGTTTTATGATATAATATAATTATAATATAAATTAAATAAAAGGAGATTGAAAATGGAGATTGAAATGATCTGCCCAGTATGTGGAGAAAAAGTTGAAATAAAAGATATTCCAGAAATTGAACATGATTATGATGAAGACGCAGGAGAACATTATGGGTTAACCACAGTTAACTTCTATTGTCCTGAATGTGAAAAATCTTTCTATATAGGAGGTTAAAGATATTAACTTAATTAGGGAGGGTATCATGGGGAATCTAATTACTACCGGAGATATAGAGGAAATGGCAATAAAAGAATTACGTGCAATGAGTCCACTTGCTATGGCATGGCTTACAGATAGGATTAAAAATGCGTTGAATAGAGTTGCTTTCCCTATCGATTGTCAGTTAGAAGGTGAACAAACTCCTAAAGAAGCTTTAAATATAGCCAGGGAAGGTATTAACGATATTGTTAATGAACTTCATAAAATAGGGGGATAAAATGCGAGTGCCAAAATATTGTGCAATATGCAAAAGATTATTTGGATATAAAGGAAGTGGAAAGGGAATTACTAAACCAACACATGGATTATGTAAACTTCATGAATCACGAGGGTATTTAATGATTATGGGAGATAGCCCAATTGGCGAATTAATAATTCCAGTAGTGAACCCATATGAAATAAAAATATATCTACATCTTAATAAAGTTAAATATTTTTGATATAAAAAGGAGATTGACAAAATGAGATATATTAAAATAAAAACTGTAATAGAAGCAGAAAATTTATTAAGAAAAGAAAAGAAGATAGTACATAGAGGTATATCAGATAATAAAGATAAAAGAATACTTCATTTTTATAATATAAATAATCAATTATTATCATCTATCAATGTTTTTAATGGCGATATGATAATTTATTAATCGTATAAAATTTAATATAGGTCATTGGAAAATTCAAACATATACATTTCCCTCAATTTAAATTTTTAAAATAGAAAGGATAGTAGACAATGGAAACTAATGGTAAATGGGAAGAAATAACCACACAAAAGGAGCTCAGTACGTGCACTGATAGGCTTAAAGTTCCAGGTGGTTGGATCGTAAGAACGCGTATCTCAACTATTTGGCAGGGGTGTTCCATTCATTCTAGCATGGAATTTATAAAAGACCCTGGTCATGAATGGAAAATAATTCCAACTGAGTAAGCTAAAAGGATAAAATTATGAATAAAAAATATAATATAGTAGTTTTAGAAATAAGTTCATGGCAGGGGCAATGTTTAGATGCTGAACATTATTATGGTAAATTATATTTTAGGGACATTAATGGGGAATTTCAAGTATATGAATTAAATAGATTCATAACTTCTGAAGAAGAATTAAAATATCTTAGAAAGAAGGAAGGATTTAAAAGATATCCAACTGAACCAACTAATAAGTTTAATAAACCAAGTGAAATAATAGAATTAGCTAAACAAACATTTAAGAATCACTCTCCTGATGCCGATATTTTATTAGAAGGAATATATGCGGTGGCTTCTCCTCAACAAATTTTAGCTGGACCAAAAAAAATAATGATAGAAGGAAATAAAATTTTTAATGAATCTGAAGAAATTGGTGGATTTGAAGGGGATGAAGATAGAATGGAACAACTATGTGATATGTGGGATAAATTAATGTATAAAAGAAAAAGAGATTAAAAATGATTAGAACAATTTATATTAATCCAGGTGATGTTCTCAACTTTAAATTTATTCAAAATAAAGAATTACCTAGAAATGCAAAAGAATTTAGATATCAGCTTAGTAGTGATCAAGAAAGTGTATTATTATTTTGCCAATCAGGAACAAGAATATATTATGATACTCCCATGGTACATATTGAACGTAGAGATTGGTCAAAATTTATAAATAAAGATGAATAAATATTTATAAATATCTTCGTATCATAAATTCACATACTCCTAAATCATCCCATTCATCTATTTCATATTGTTGCCATTTTTCCATTATATACATGTCTATATCTCTACCTAGTCTATTATTTTTTTCAAATAATATATTAGGTTTAAAAATGTAAATTGAACCATTTTCTATATAATAATTATCCTTTGATTCCTGTCTTCTTTTTCTATCATCAATATCATAAGTAGGTATTAAGGTATCTCCAACAGAAGTTGAATGATTCAACCATAAGCAACTATCATCATTTAAAGGAGATGCTGAAAATAAAGAATCGTTCTCTTCATCTTCTAAAAATTGCTCGATTGCTTTATCTATATCGTCGATTTTTCTAATTGGTGAAGTAGGTTGTAGAAATACTATAATATCCCAATCAATTTCAGATGATTTAATAGCATGTTTTAATGCTAACTCTGAATCCGATTCATCAGTAGATAAATCATCAGGTCTTTTTATAGTGCTAGCTCCATATCTTTTTGATATTTCTAATATCATATCATCATCAGACGATACATATATGTTGTTTTTAATAAATTTTGAATTTTTAGCATGATCAATAGTATGGGCTATTAAGGGTTTATCTATAAAATTAATAATATTTTTTCCTGGAATACCTTTAGATCCACCTCTAGCTAAAATAAATGCTCCTATTTTCATATCTACTCTGACCTATTTAATAAAGTTTCAATAGAATTAATTAAAAGATTTATATCATTATCCATTCTTCTACCATTTACTAATTCTTTAAAATGAACAATAGAAGTTTCTTTGGGTAACCAATCTACAATACATTTTTTGTTTAAGGCACTAGTAACATTACTGAGTATTAAATTTTTCTTCATGCCACCTGCCATAGGCCAAATTGAACTATCACATGATAAAAATATTGAAGATTCAGATATAGCATATAAATCGTCTAATACTGTCGATTCTGAATTCATAGCTAAATCTATAATATTTTCATGTGATGGAAATGGAGTTTGATTAGGATCACCAATTCTAATCATCTTATAATCTCTATCTGCATAATATAAAGCTATATTTTTAAAAGTAGTTGGATTTACAAATCGATCAGGTTCACAATTAGCACCATCAATTCTTTTCCAATATGTTCCTTGTTCTCTAACTTGAATGATAATAGCTTTTGAAGGAATATTAAATTTATTATTATATGTTTCGTATGGAAATTTCAATGTAATATCTGGATCGGCTGGTAAATCTTCCCACATCCCATTATAAGCAGGTAGTTTATAAGCATATACATATGGTAAATGTACATCTTTATATTCCTCATTTGTAGCTAAGTGAGTATTAACCCATTCACCTAATTTTCCAGGACCATATCTATCAAATTCTTTTATTATATGGGGATCAAAAAATTTAATCCTATCTTCTGTAATTTTAGGTATACACATAGCCATATATTTTTGAAAATCTTTTTCTACATAAATAATAGGATCTTCATCTTGAATTCTTTCTATATGTTTAGCTAATGCTATTGTATGCTCAGCCGAATTACCTAAAGCATTTTCATGTCTCCATATTCCATATTTCATATTAATTTTTCCATCCTTTATATTGTTTAGTATTAGAAGGAGTATAAACTTCCTTTCCTTCTAATATTTTAAATATTAATTTATCAAACCCTTCAATTAACATAGGTCTTTTTTCTTTAAATAGACATTCTGATTTACGTCTTAAATGAGCTAATTCTTCATCAGTTTTAGCTTCAGACATAGCATCTTCTAAATACCAATATCTAATATGCACAATTATTAATTTATCAATTAATTCGGCTAATGTATCGGTGTGAATATCGTCATAATCTGGAAATTTATTTTCATCTAAAATATTTTTAACCATTATTTTTATATAATTGTCTAATGTTTTTCCTATTTCCATTTTTATTTCCTTCCCTTTTTTATCCAATATGGATTAGCTAATTTATTTTTACATTCTTGTTCTTTGTCTAAAATAATTTTAATACCATCTCCTATAGCATTCTCAATTATTCTAATATCTCTAACTAATTGTCGTAATCCATTAGGTTCTAAAGATGCTGCCTGGTCCGAACCATACATTGTTCTATCTAATGTTATGTGTCGTTCAATTGAAGTTGCTCCCATAGCAACGGCAGCTAATGTTATTTGAAGTCCTACTTCATGCCCACTATATCCAACATTGCAACAATATTTATTATTTAATATATTAATCATACATAAATTAGCATCTTCGTCTTTCATAGGATAAGTAGATACACAATGCATTAATTCATAGGGGCAATCATATTTTTAAAAATATCAATAGCTATATTTATTTCATCATATGTGCTCATACCTGTAGAAATAAAAGTATATTTACCTTCTTTGGCTATTTCTTCTAATAGAGGTAAACAAGTTAACATAGCAGAAGCTACTTTATTATATTTTAAATTATATTGTCGTAGAAATTTTTGAGATTTAATATCCCAGGAAGAAGCTGTCCAGTCTATACCTAAATAATTACAAAATGAATTAATTTCATTATAATCATTTTGATGTAATTCTAAACCTATTTTTTGTTCTCTATTTGTTTTACCGAAAGGACTTTCTCTAGGAATATCTAATTCTTCAGGACTATATACTTCTTCAATAGTTCTTTTTTGAAATTTAACAATATCAACTCCAGCATCTTTAGCAATTTTTATTAATTTTTTAACAATTTTTATATCTCCACAATGATTAATTCCGATATCTGCAATTATAGTTACTTTATCCATTTTATCGATCCTCCAATTAAATTATTTATTTATATAAACTCCTGATAATATACCAATTATGAACCAAACATATGGTTTCTTATAAATCGGGGTAATACTTAATTTCGTTATTTCTTTAGAACAATCATTATAACTTTTTTCCCATTCAATAGATTGCAATTTTTTAATATCATAATTTTCTTTCCATTTGTTAAGTTGATTTGATAAAGAAATATTTTGATTTTCTAAATTATTATTTATAGCTTTTAATTTTGTAGATTCTTCTTTTAAATAAGTAAAATCAATTATTAATTTTATACTAGGATCTTTATTAATTCTTACTATAGTTTTATCATTTGCATGGACTGGATACGATATTACAAATATTATAACCAAGACTAGAAAATTTATTGCAAATATCTTTTGTAGTATTAACATCCTTTAATTCCTTTTTTAAATTTTTTAATCTATTTATTTTGAATAGTTTATATTCAGAATGTAATGATTCATATTTTTTATATTCTTCTTGTAATTGTTTTTCCAAATCCACAATCATATGAAAATTATTTTTTAATTTAGGTTCATTTCTTTCTATTTTTAATTTCAATTGAACATCTTTAAACCTTTTTTCAAAAGCTACTGCTCTTTTTTGATAATATTGTGTTGATAATGCTAATATCAATAAGAGAATACCAGATATTACTAAAGCCTTATCTTTCCATATCATTTAATTATTACCTTTCCAAGCTTTTATAAGATCAATAAATTGAGGTATTTTTTTATACATATTATACACGGTAAAAATAACTAAAACATATAAATGATTTTCTTTAATATCATTACCACTATACCATATTTCTATTGCAGGTGCCATAGTAAACCATAAACCTAGTCTACCGATAGACATTCCTCCACCATTATCACAAAATAATGGTTTTATAAAATTAAAAATATTTTTAATTAAATTATTCATATAATATCCTTACTTTTTTAATTATTTATATTTTTTAAAGTTCCTGTATTAAAAATACCATACCATGCATTAGAATTGAGATTATATATATTTGATCCTAATGTATGAGCACTTTTTAATAATATGGAAAAATTATCCTTTTGTCTATCTGCACATTCTTGCCATAAATTATCTGTATGCGGTTTTATATTATTATTTGCATATCCCTTTTTATAGTCTAAATCAACTCCATTTAGATATATAGGATTACATCCCATTAAAATAGCAAATGCTATCATATGAAATACTACAGAATCACCTGATCCATATTGTTCATCTATATTGCATATTTTTTTTAATTCTTGTTGTATTGTTAATTTTCCCAACACTACATTATTTTTACAACCATTAGAACAACACCAATCTCCATTAGGATTACCATCTTGGTGTTTTTGATCATATCCTAATATGAATTCACAATCTAAAGAATTTATTATATTTTTATGTGAATGATCTATAGAATAGGCATATAAAACTGGAATTTTATAACGATTAATTTGTGATTGATATGTATCTATTCTATCAACAGAACTTGCTAATACCCAATAATTTGGTGGCGGGGAACTAGGTAAATGTCTCCACCAATCATTACATGAAAATCTAATAATTCTTTTTGATTTTTGTAAACTATTTATATAATTCCTATTTTTGTTTCCACTAGGGCCAAAACAATCTATTATTGCTGGTTGATTTCTATGAATGTAAATAATATCAGAAATTTCTTTTGTAATTGCCATTTTATAATTAATAAGAATTTATAATATTACAAATTTTATTTATATCATCAGTAGTTAAATTTTGATGATTTGGAACATAAAATCCAAATTCATCAACATATGTAGCATTTTGTAATTTTAATTCCCCATATCTTTTTTTGTACATAGGCTGTGTTCCATGACTACCACATATTAGTGGTCTAACTTCTATATCATTATTTATTAATTCATTAACTATTTTATCTTTATTAGGATGTAAAAGAGGGAAGGCAAAATTACTAATATAATTATTTAATAATTTTACTTCAGGTTTCCAATCTACTTTTAATAATTTCATATAAGTTTTAAAATTTTCATTTCTTTGCACACAAATTTTATTTAATTTATCAAGCTGTCCTAATCCTATATAAGCTTGAAGATCTGTAGATCTAACATTAAATCCGGCTGTATAAAAAGTATATAAAGAATTAAATTCATCTATTTTCCATTTGTTTTGTAAATTTTTCTGAACATTTTTATCTAAATCTCGATCCCATCCATGTGATCGTAAACTCACCAACATATTTTTGATTACATTATTATTAGTGCAAATAAATCCACCTTCAATAGTAGAAATATGATGACCAAAATAAGTAGAAAAGGAAGACATTAATCCAAAAGTTCCTAATTTTTTATTATTAAATTTGGATCCCATTGATTCACAGGTATCTTCTAATAATATTATATTATTTTTTTTACATAGATCAACAATATGACTCATATTAGGAACTAAGCCTAATACAGAAACTAACATTAAAGCTTTAATATTATTGTCTTTAATCATTTTATTAAAGTGATTAATATCTATAGATAAGTTTTCTAAATTACAGTCTATTAGAATAGGTTCTAATCCTAATTGAATTATTGGTGCTAAATCGGTTGCCCAAGATAAAGCAGGAACAGCAACTTTATCACCTTTGTTTAATTTACCTAATTCTATTAGAGCGTAAAGCATAAGTAAATTAGCTGAACTACCAGAATTTACGAAAATAGCATATCTAGATCCTAACCAGTTTGCAAATTTTTCCTCCAATTTTTTAGTTATTGGACCTTTAGTAAGTCTAGGAGTAGGTGTTTGAGATAACCAATTTATAAGTGAATTAATATCATTATTATCTATAGTATTTTCTGCTAAGCTTATCATTTAAACTCCTCTTTTATTTTAAATTATTTATATTTAATTATTTACTTGACTTTAGTTTTATGATATTATATAATTATAATAAATAAATAATAAAAAAGGAGATTGAAAAATGAACAAACCGATTAAACCAATTAAAGCCTATTATTTCGCTAATAAAAACCGCCAATTAAACTATGGCGACAATAGACACATCAGAATAGGTAGGACTCATAAAGTTGACG